AAAGATATGAGCTTGCAAGAATCTACACTTACAAAATTGTTTTAATTAAATCAAGGTTATTATGGCTACACAAAACAAGGAGAAAACTCCGCCAAGGAATGATATTAAGTTTTCAATTTCATTATCAGAAGAACAAAAACAAGCAAAAGCACGTATTATTGAAACTCCTTTTAATTTTATATTAGGTAAAGCTGGTTCTGGAAAAACATTGTTAGCAGTTCAAATTGCATTGGATATGTTTTTCAAAAGGCAAATCAACAAAATTATCATAACTCGTCCTACGGTATCAAATGAAGATAATGGATTTCTTCCAGGTTCATTAGAAGAAAAAATGGAACCATGGTTAGTTCCTTTACGTAGCAATATGCGTAAAGTATACAACAAACCAGAGATTCTAGAAAAAATGGAAAAGGAAGAAAACATTGAATTAGTTTCACTTGCTCACTTCCGAGGCCGGACATTTGATAATGCAATTTGCATTGTAGATGAATTTCAAAACTTAACAAAACAACAACTGCAAATGGTATTGTCTCGCCTAGGCAAAGACAGCATCATGATTTTGACAGGAGATAGATATCAAGTCGATTTAAAGTTTAATAACGATTCGGCAGTGCACGATGTACCTAAACTAACTAAATCGAAATATGTAAATGAAATCATATTGCTTGACAATCATCGTCATGAAGCACTAGATGAAATTTTACGCTTACTAAATGAAAGATATTGATATTTATATTTAAAAGGAGAATATAGTGAATTATGCTAAAATATATAATCAGATTATTAATCGAGCACTAGATTCTAACCGATTAAAAAATACTGATATATATTTCGAATCACACCATATTATTCCTAAATCATTAGGCGGCACAAATGATTCTAATAATTTAGTATTACTTACTGCGAAGGAACATTTCATAGCTCATAAATTGCTTTGTGAAATATATCCAGGTAATAATAAATTAAAATATGCTTTATGGGCAATGATGAATTTAAATAACAATAATCAACAGCGTACATATAAAATTTCATCGCGCGAATATGATATGATTAGAGCTGAATATTCTAAATTAATGTCATTACCAAAATCAGAAAAACATAAACAAAATATTTCAAACGCATGGACTATAGAACGTAGACAACAAGCAAGTAAACTTTTATCGGAAAAAAATAAATTGCGCGTTAAAGATAAACATCCATTATACGGAAAAACAAGACCTGAACATTCAGAATGGCTTAAACAAAATCATCCAATGAAAGGCAAGACTCATTCTGAAGAAACTAAAAATAAGATACGTAAAAGTTTGGAGCAAACTAGATTAAAAAAAATAGGAGAACAACATGGCTGATTATAGTGAAAACAAACCAATTTGGCCAGGCTCATCATCATTTACAGCGGGTTCTACACCATTTGGTTTTTTTGATGCAGATCCGGTTTTTCAAGCCCAGGCAGATAAATTTGCTAAGGCAGCTGCACAACATCTAGGTTATCCGATCATGGATGTTGAAATGCAATCAATAAATTTTTATACGGCATTCGAAGCTGCAGTAATTGAATATTCAAATCAAGTAAATCAAGTTAATATTGTTAACAACTTGATGAATACATTAGGTGTACAAACAGCATCTGCATTCTTATCTGGATCTAGTTTTACCGGAGCAATAATTGGTAATTCATTCGGATATATAACTAAATTATCAAAAGCATATGGGACTGAAGCAGACAGCGGAGGAACACTTCGTTGGCATTCTGCGTCAATAGAAATGATACCGGGTCAGCAAACATACAGTTTACGAGCTGCAGTTTCTGCATCATTAGGTATAAACATTACAACCTCATCAATTGAAGTTAAACGAGTACTTCATAATGCACCTCCAGCTATTGTAAGATATTTTGATCCATTTGTAGGAACAGGTTTAGGTTCACAACAATTACTTGATGCATTTGATTTTGGAGGGTTTTCTCCGTCAGTATCATTCATGATGATGCCAATTAATGCTGACTTATTTAGATTGCAGTCAATTGAATTTAATGATCAAATACGTAAATCTAGTTATTCATTTGAAATTCATGGGGATGATATAAAAATATGGCCCGTACCAGTTTCTGGTACCGGAGCTACTTCGGCAACGCCATTTTTCAAAAAAATATATTTTGATTTTATATTTGATGATGAAAAAACTAAAGATGCACTTTTATTCGGCAATACAGCACTTTTAAACAATGTTGTAAGCGACGCATCTAATATACCATATACATATCAAAACTACAGGAATATTAATGATATGGGGCGTGCTTGGATAATTAAATATGGTATTGCTAGTGCAAAAGAAATGTTAGGATTAATTCGCAATAAATACAGCAGCGTTCCTATTCCTAACGGGGAAGTAACACTAAATGGCTCTGATTTAGTTTCGCAAGGTCAAGCTGAAAAAGACACATTAATTACGCAGTTACGTGAATTTTTAGATAAATTAACAAAAGAACAGATGATGACTCGTCAAAACGCGGAAGCAACGCAAATGCATGAAATGTTGTCAAAAGTACCATTGAAAATATACGTTGGATAAGGAGATAAACATATGGCACTTTTTGGTGGTATTAGAGATGCAAGATTTTTAGCCGCAGTTAATTCCGAATTAATTAATGCAATTATCGATACTGAAATTGAATTCTATAAATTGATTGTAGAAAAAAGTGCATCTAATTTATACGGCGAATCGGAAAAAAAAGCATACTATGATTCAATACTTATTCCATGTATTATTACTAAAGAAACTAAAACAGCAAACATGGATGATTACGGACATTCATATACACGTACAGCGCAATTTGCTATATCTCGAGATATTTTAGAACGTGCAGATTTCTATCCCGAAGTTGGAGATATTATCTTTTGGGATAATGAATATTATGAATTAGATAACGTAGACGCAAATCAATATTTTGCTGGTAAAAATCCAGAAACGTGGCCAAACGGCAATCAATTTGGTTATAGTGTTTCTGTTTTATGTGATGCTCACGCAACACGTCAAACACCAACGGGTATTACTAATTTAAGAAAAGGCGGCAATAATATATCTCCCGCATATAAAGGTTAAGGAGAGTAATGCCTAGATTGAATCGACAAGATATTGATAGAAAAACAAATAAACCAAATCCAACTCGTACAGAAGGAATAACACCAGATTTAATATTAAATCGAGCCAACCAAATACGTAGAGATGATGATACTGTTCATAGTCCGAAACGTACCATATATGATATTGATTATGCAATAAAATGGTATATTGAAAATGAAATACAACCACAAATTACTGCAAATAATCAAACTTTATCAGTTCCTGTAATTTATGCTGCAGGAGAAAAGTGGGATAACGTACGACGTTTAGGATATTTGCGTGATGAAAAAGGAATGTTACAATCTCCATTAATTATGCTAAAAAGAAACAGCGTAGCAGAACGAGATGAACAACGCACGTTGGATGTTAATAGACCATATCCAGGTAATTCTATAGTATACAAAGGACGATACAATGAGCGAAATCGTTATGAAGATGAATTATTTCCAATTCCAAAAAACGAACCGCAGCTATCACAAAAAGTTTATGTTGTAGATATACCTAAATATGTTACCATAGAATATGATATGATGCTTTGGTGTGATTTTACACCGCAAATTACAGAATTGGTAGATCAAATCTTAACATATAATAGATTTTCATGGGGTAATGAAGGAAATAAATTTCCGACATCAATGGGCTCGGTATCATTTGAAACGATAAATGCAGTAGGCGAAGATCGTTTAGTCCGCGCAACAATTCCTATAACCGTAAATGCAACATTATTAGCAGAACAAGAAACTAGATTGGAAACAATTAAAAAAATGTATTCTATTAAAAAAGTTGTATTTGATAGTATTGTAGATGTAGATGCTAATTTATTTACTACAACTACTGTGCCACAACAAGTGTTGCAAGTTAAAAATTATGTGATGTCCGGCGGAATAGTTGCAGTAAACGGCGGCGGCAGTGCAACAACACTAAATATAGCTACAATGAATTATTTAGTTAATTTAACTGAAAAATTAGCAACATATACATCGGGGACAACAGTTACTGTTACAGGGGTGGCTGCAATTAACCCGGTTAATTTAACAGTGGCAACCGTAAATGAATTTGATATATATTTAAACGGACAGTATGTAGATAAACCATGTTATACTTGGACACCTAGTGACATGACAACTCAAACAATAATATTCAATACCGCTACTTTAGGATATCAAATTGATGCATCAGACATCATCATAGTTAAAGGAAGGTGGGCATAATGGGAAGACAATTTAAACCAGGACAGTTACAGACAGGATCATTATATAACATTTCTGCAAGTTTTGCTTTGACAGCGTCTTATTTGCAAGGATACATTTCTCCGTTTCCATTTACTGGTTCCGCACGAA